ATCATACACATTTGTCTCATGATAAAGAACTACCGTCACCCCAGAATATTCATCTGGGTCATATTTTGTGTCATAGTCTTGCAGACCGGTTCCTGAGTTGACTTCGGAGTTTAGGAGTAGGTATTGTTCTTCAAGTTTGGTGATTGCTGATGCGTCTGTCTGCACCACCACAATCTTAGCACTAAAGAAATTAACCGCATAAGAAGCCTTGGTTCCCTCTGTTTCCACAGCTAATCTATAATTTCGGCCTGACGTAAGCTCTGCGGAGAAGTCAGACCCACGCACACGGTTAACATCTTCATCTGTTCCAAAAGTAGTTAAGAGTGTAGATACATTAGTCCAGTTACCAAATGATCCATCATCTTCCTGTATCCAAGCACTTAGCCATTCCTTGTCATTAAGAAGTTGGAAACATATCTCCCCATAAACCGTAACCGTACCATCCCAATTAGCAGAATCGTAATGCCAATACTTTGGGTATGGCAATGGCCCAGGTGTTTCTGAATTATAATATGCTGCTGCGTAATCGCCTATTTCAATCTGTGACACTGATTTTACAAGATCATCTTCACCTGTGTCTTGGATGATTATTATTCGGGCGGCTTGGATATAACTGTCCGTAGCACCTCCAGTGTAAAAACCGAAGTGTAAACTATACTCAAAAGCAGACGACAAGACTTTTGATGGACTCCTAAACCTTGTCCAATTGGTTGTATTAGCTGTAAGGGTAACAGTTAAATGGTTCGGATTTGTTTGCGCATAAAGAAACCTAACTTCTGTAGCATCAGTATTTTTTGCTATAACTTCAAAATAAGCAGTAGCCGTACCATTATATTGAGCAGGATCAATGTAAACCAAAACAGTTTCGAGAAGCTCAATATCAGCAGTAGTAGACTGGATTTCCCGATTGATTAAATTTATCTCATGCCGAATCTTCATTACACCCACCCAACCATCAAATCATCAACCGCATCCTGGACTTTCTTCTTATCCTGTACAGTCAAGAGCTTAGTAAAGTGAAGTTCAATCAGATCAGTATCTTCCAACTCAGGGCTTGACTTAGTAAACCAAATACTAATATCACACCCCAACTCTGCTTCCAGATCAGCCATAAAAGTAGAATACCAGGCATCACGAATAATGTACTTCTGATCTACCATCTGGATGGTAGGAGCTGCTTGACAATTATCTCCCTCAAAGATTGCTTCTATCAACGGCAGTTCTTCAGGGGTAAGCGGAGGATCAAACATAAGTATTGTATGACCAAACTCATCATCACTTATGCGTTTGAAAGACCTACCAATAGCTATCATACACTTTTGAGTGATGTGCCAGCGGTAGCCACCTGATGTGTCCTTCGGAAAAACATATTGTTGCTCTGCCATGATTTACTCCTATCCTTGGTATTCATGAATCCCAATATAAAAATCCAGATATGCTGTATTTTGACCAGGACACTTACATCTCGCCCACAATTTAGATCCGACTGGTGCTCTTCCTGTCTGAGCAAAAATAATAGCCGTATTTTTAGCACTCGCCGCAGCATAAACAAGCTCTGTATACGTTCCATTAGTTATAATGTCTGCAGAAGCATCAGCCCTTCCTATTTGCATAAAGTAAGTAGCAGACCTTTCCACGGTTTCAATGATAAGTTGATGAGGGTCGAACTTGACCATTTGTGCATTCCGGGCTGGAGTATCACTTGATCCAAGTATCTGCAACCATGTTCCCCATGTGTTGTCTCCAGCATCTATCCGGAAAGCACCTAAACCTGAACCTATCCTATCTGCAGACTATCAACCACGCCTGAAAGACCATCTGTGGCTAAATCGTCAATTTTCAGAGTGTCCCTATAGGGAATTTCTCTAACTCCACTTTCCATTGGATCACCTCCTACGCACTACTACTTGAAGAACTAGAAGACCTACTTGAAGAAGAAGAACTAGAAGACCTACTTGAAGAAGAGGAACTACTACTTCTACTGCTTGAAGAAGATGAAGACGAACTACTTCTACTACTAGAAGAAGAACTCGAGGATTTACTACTAGAACTAGAACTACTCCCTACTGGAGGAAGAACTAGAACTCCTGCTACTGGAAGAAGAACTTGAACTTATAGATTCTAAAGCAGGTATTACAATAGTTCCTGAATTTCCTACTTTAGCAGAACCAAGAGTAGGAATAACTCTAGTACCAGAACTAATCGAATAAGTGTTCCCGTAAGTGGGAACAACTAATATTTCACTCATAACGGCTAACCTCTCTTATCCGGTATGTTTCGCAAATCTCTTGTTAATATCCGTCAAGATCTTAACTGTAACAGTTCCGGTAGCATTTCCGATATCAACATTCGTAAGGGTAAGATAGAGTTTGCTTCCTATAGGAGAATCATTATTTACCCACCCCTGGTAAAGATCATCATCACTCCGGAATTTATTAATTCCTGTAACACGATATACTTCATCAACCGTATCTGCTTGTGCATTAGACTTTGTTCTAATTGAAACATTAAAATCGGTAGATGAACAAGCAACACTTACTCCTCTTAAGATACCATTAGGAATATTCTGACTAGTCGCTACGAGAAAATCCAATGGACCTCCTCCTGTACTATCAGCAGCTATGCTCCCAAAAGTAAATTCTTGAATGAGACTTCTTTCGAAAATTCTAATTGTCATAATTTTTGTCCCCCATCTAAGATTTAATTTTCTTTTGTCCTTTTTGTCGAATCACGCTTTCTACTTGCTCGTCTGCTTGCAGGATTATTTCCCTTACGGTCAGCAGTTTGGTCTACACTTTTCTTTCTTGGTTTCTTCTTAGGAGTTGTTCCGGGAGTGGTTCCCTTATCTCCTGTTGGACTAGCTACAGGCTTTTTCGCTTCCATCATGAACTTCTTAAAATCCTCCTGAGAAATCCCAGTAGCATCTTCCCATGATTCTATTGGGACTTCAAGAATTTTAGCCATCTTTTCCACAGAAGGAAGTGAATTAGGAGCTATTCCTAACTGAACCATTGATTCTAGATTTCTTAACATTTCTACAAATACTTCTTTAACCGTAATCTTTCTCTCGAAAGACAGCGGATCAAGTTTTAATTCTGCAATTCTCTGTTGCTCTGGGGGAAAATTAGCTTCTATGAAAGGTTTTATTATTTGTTGGTTTACTGCTTCTTCTAGATCTGTAATTAGCCCCTTTTCTGTCATCAGAAAAAGATCAGCAGAAATAGAATTAGACCCGCTCCCACTTTCATCAGACGAAATAATTCCTTCAGGAACAAAAAGAGCTCTTAAGCATCTAGCTTCTAAGTGAACAAGAGCTTCTACAAACATTGCTGCTCGACCATCATCTTGTAAGGTATCAAGTTTCCACATATTCTCCCGACCTTCCTTGTTAGCCTGATAAGGAAGAACAGCTACGCTTGAAGAAATTAAGGAAGTTGCTACTCTTAAGGCAAGTTCCAGGTTGCTTACTTCTGTGCCGGAAGCATCTTGGCTTTTTCCGGGAGGGGCAGTAGCGACAGTAGGAGGAGTTCCTCTTCTCTCAAAATACTGCATCATAAATTGAACAAGAAGACTCTGATAATACCATACAGAGTAAGCATTCTTTAGCCTAGATACTCCGAAAGGATTACCATACTCTTCGTCATTGGTAAAAAGAAAGCATTTTCTAATAGGCAGCTCAATATCTTTTGCAGAACCTAAACTTCCTTCTTGAACAATCTCTATGAGATTTTGATACTCATCAAACTTCATTTTTACAGATTCAGGGTGATGAGGCTTAATTTTCTTAAAATAAACAAGATCTCCTTGATAATAAACTTCTTCTTTACCCTGCTTATCTATGTCCGAAACTTTAACATTATCTCTTTCCCATACTTTTTCATGACTAGCAAAGCCATAATCTATAGCCATAAGAGAAGTCTTTACAAGTTTCTTCCAGATCCTTTGTAGCATCCACTCTACAGTCTTTTCCACCTTTATATCGTCACATTTAACTCTCCAAGGCAATGCAACAATAGGCATCTTAATTACTGCAAGACCAATAGCAAGCTGATAATTCCTCCGCATTAGAGTAAACGTATCGACATCTATTGATTCAGGATTAATTTCTGCAGGATTATACTTACCTGGAGCAGAAAATAGAGGATTCTTGTAGGAAGTTAATTCTCGGAAAGAAATAGGTTCCCTTCCTTCTTTGTTGTATTCTCCTCGCTTAGAGTTCTTCTTTTTACCTTTTTTTATGGGAATAACTTTAGCCCGTTCCTGTAAAAAGGTTGCAAAATCTCGTTTTAGTCCTTCATCAAAATGCCCCATTATAAGATTAGCTAAAGAATCACCCGGAGTAGCCTCTTCAGCTTTAATCTTAGGAATCTTTGAAGGAACAGTTTTGAATTTCTTTTTCTTTTTTGTTCCCTTTTCTGTCGCCATTATATCACTTGTAGAGATCTCGCTGTAGAGATAGGAACTATTCTTGGAGAAATCATTATTCTGTCCTTAGTTAATGTAGGAATAATCAACGTTCGCCTCATGGCTCTTTCCCCAAGAGAAGAGGCCATAGCTATAGACCAGAAAATATCCCCATGATGGTTCCTATTCTTTTCTGCGTCGAAGATAAACCTGCCAGACTCCGTAACCTTCCTTTTAATAGAGTGTATCTGATTCTTTACATCTTTCTTATTAGGCAAAGCAATCATTTGCTCTTCTAGTCTGATTCTAAAATCAGCACATATTTCTTCTTTCCAATCATTAGTAAAGTGAATAGGGTCAACCCTCCAGGAATAATCAGATAATTCCTCTGACATATCCTCTCCTATTCCTCCACTATCTATTTTCATTTTAAGACTAGGAAAAACATCTAGGCAATTCTTAAGATAAGCTTTTTGGTATTTGAATTTCTTATTTCTAAATGTCTGGAGGTGTCGAACAACCTGGAGAGGTGGGTCGGATCTTATTTCTTCGATTACGGTGAATTCTCCGTTATTTTGCTTTCTCCCAACATCATACCCTGCATATAGGTGATTAGGGTTAACCTTACCTAATTGTATCGCATGTCTAAGAGAATCAATATCCTCATATAGTCTGAAGTCTATATCGGGATATTTCTCAATAATTGGGAAAGTTAGTTTTTCTGAGTATTCGTCGTCTGTCAGAAAGATATCGTCTATTACTACTTCGTACACGCATTTATTAATAAGGTCGATTGGAAAGAAAGAAACAGATTCGTCAATATGGAGAAGCTCATATTCCTGCTGGAACTGCTCAATGTCCATAGAAATAAAAATACCAATAAGCTTCTCGGAACCAAACTTAGCAATTCTTTCTTCAGAAGACATTGCAGGAGCTTTTTGCCTAGCTTCCTTAAACGTACCCCGTTTAACAAAGTCGATACACTGCCACCAATAGATCTCATGATAGCTGTATATCCTCTTGTAGGCTTCTTTGGCTAGTATCTCATAGTGTATACCCTTTTTACCCAAAGGTGAACTTCCTATTGTCAAGCTACCAGTCCCTCTAGTGATAATAGGTACTG